CCCCGCGTCCCCAACAGGAGGTCATATCATGTCACGTAAGCCTACGAGAACACGGTGCGTACTCTGCTCACGTATTCGCAGGATCGTTCGAATACTACGGTTTCCTAATTCCGTAGTACAAGAAGTTGATTCTGAGTCTATGCTTGCCGAGCTCCGTTACCGCAAACTCAAAAGGCTTTACGAACGCGATACTGACTCTTCTGGAGGGGACGAGGGGTAAGGACGTTTAGTCAAGGCTGGTTGCCTTGGCCAGGCGCAGATGTTCTGCGAGTTCCTTGCCCAGTTGGGCGAAGGCTTAACTGGAGCGAGAGCGATGAGAACCCGTACTACGGTAACAGGAGGATTCACTACGGTTAACACCCGTACGAATCAGTCCCGGCCTAACTGTGCTGGCGCGTGGACAACCACCTCCACCAGCACTAGTAACACCGGGACCCAGACGACGAAGGTTATTACCGACGTTGCGACTCCTGGGTTCTATTCTCTCCTGAAGTGTGGCGAGTTTCTGCCACTTAACCCCTTGGATATAAGAACTACGACGGAAACCCGCACGGCTGGTACTGGGACCCACTTTGACAATTTGTCAGGGGGGTGTTACCTGAATCAGTCGTTTGGTCCGTCGTGGAACTTTACTCCATGGTCAATCACTGTTCCACCTGACGATGATAATATCGCCAATGACGTAGTCACATCGGCTATTGCTGATGCTAAGAGCGCTGTATTTGATGCTCTTACCTTCGCCGCTGAATTGAGAAAGACAGCGGATTTCGTAGGGACTATGTTCAATCGAGTCAATGGTTTCGGCCTTAAAGCCGCAAACCGTGCTGTTCGTAAGTTCCGAAAGAGTGGCGGAAAGTCCGCCCTCCTCAAGGACTTCTTGCAGTATTGGCTCGAATACCGTTATGCCTGGCGCCCTCTCGTACACGATGTCCAAGACGCTGTTCAAGCGTTGGAGACTAGTTTCGATAGGATGTCGGTCAAAAGCGGTGGTGCAACAGTTAATCAGAACCTTAGTGCGTCTAAGACTACGATAATTGCCATTCCTGGAGGCTCTGCCTCTGTGAGTGATCTGTTGTCGGGATCGAGGACCTACCGCGGTAAGGCGTACGCAAAACCCGACGGAAACCGTGTTACTGTGGGTTTCGACCCACTGGTTACCGCTTGGGAATTGATTCCGTACTCTTTCGTGGTAGACTGGTTCTTGCATGTTGGCGGATGGATCCAATCAGTTAGTCCCTTTAGTGGGGCGACACTGCTTGGCTCCCAGTATTCGATCAAGGATGTCTATACGATGACTCAGGAAACTTCATTGACCTGGTCAACGGCTGGACATCTAGGGTCGGATAGTGGCCGCAAGACTGTGATTGAGGTCGAGCGGTACACACGAGTCCCAACTGGGGGCTCAATTGTACCTTTGTGGAATCCGAAGGTAACGGTCACCCGTATCGTCGATCTTATTGCCCTAATCCTTCAGGGCCGTTCGAAAGTCGCTCGGGTGTTGAAACCTTAACCATTAACTAAGGAAACAAGTCCACATGAACCTCCTTAACAAAGGTGGTACCATGACGGGCGGTGCAACGGTTGTTCTGACCGCTGCCGGCTTGTATGCCGGCGGTAAGGCCAGTTTCACCACACCTAACCATTCGCGGCTTGAGCCGCAGGTGATCGATTTCCTCGTGACTCCGGCAAACACGACTCCGACTTCTCCTGGCACTGCCAGAAGCGGTCTGAAGATCAGTTTGGCGAACCGCGTGGAAACCGAAGGTTGTTGCGACGTCCAGGCCGGTACCGTTATTATCGATGTTGGTCTCCGCTGGCCTCTTAGCCAGCCGGAATCAGTCGTCGATGATGCGGTAGCGTATTTGCAGGCTCTCGTCTTCAATACTGCGTTTGTTGACGCGTTGAAGAAGGGCGTTCTGCCCACGTCGTAAGAAGAATCTTACGGCGTGTAACCAGCTTGCTCCATGAACGAGGTTGTCATGAAGTTAAGGAATCGTTGCAATTCCAAGCTGGACGTGTCACCTCTTGAGGTGGCTCGGCTCTTCGCCGCAGCGAATCTCACTGGTAATGACCACAGTGATGCTGAAGTCATTCTCTCTGCCATTGCGGCAGGGGACTTTCAGCGTGGAAAGTTACTTAGTGATGCATTCGCCCGACCCGAGTTCGGGTCGGCACCTTCCTATTTTGCGCGGAAGCAGTTTATCGCCTTCGTGTCAAAGGTCCCTTTCACAGGGAACTCGGCCAGTCGTCAACGGAAAACTCTGCAGGATTTTCATTCTGCAGAGCTTCGTTGTAAACTGACTAATAGGAGACTGCGCCATTTCTCTAAGTATCCTAATCGGATGCCAGAGGATGTTCGAGTTGTTTTATCTCGTGCGCGTGGTTTGGTGCACCGGGTCTTAGGGAACCTCACGGAACCCAAACTTGAGCGGATTATTGCTCAGGGTAGGCCTGGTGGCGGTGTTAGCATAGGGACACATAATCGTTTTAGGGTCTCCTTGCCGTTTAAGCTAGGAGATACGGACCTTTGCTGTACACCCGAGGCATTACCATACGCTCGGATGTTAGTTGAGGGTTCTCTTGCTTGGCTTCGGCTGCATGCCGACGTCAATTGGGACCTAAGGCGATATACTGTTCCTTATGTAACAGCTCAAGGAAATCGGATTACGTTCGTCCCGAAGGACGCACGTTCTCTTCGCACTATCGCTATCGAACCAGCGCTCAATGTCTGTCTGCAGTTAGGTGTTCATTCCTATATTGCTCAACAGCTTAAGCGTTTTGGTAATGACATCGAAGATCAAAGTCGAAACCAGAAATTGGCTAGACTCGGGTCAACGTTGCCACTTGGTCGGAGTTTATCGACCATCGATCTTTCTCAGGCGTCAGATTCGGTCAGCATTGAGCTGGTTCGATATCTGGTTCCCTGGGACTGGTTCTGCTTCCTTGATGATATCCGGTGTAAAACCGGCGTTGTTAAGGGCAACCATATCTACTATGAGAAATTCAGTAGTATGGGGAACGGCTTTACTTTCGCCCTAGAGACCTTGTTGTTTTGGGCTTTAGGTTCAGCAGCTAGCAGTCTTGGTGGTGGTACTATCACCAGTTGTTACGGTGATGATATCATCATTGAGGATTCCTGCACACTCCTGATGTTAGAGGTCCTTCGGTTCTGCGGCTTCACGGTTAATCGTGATAAGTCGTTTACCTGCGGGCCATTTCGCGAAAGTTGCGGTGCTGATTGGCATAGCGGCTATCGTGTGACTCCTCAATATATTCGTCAGGTCACCTTGCGGTGTACTGACGTCTATAATCTCCTTAATCGGATAGATCCCGTGTTCTCTATTGGGACTGTCCGTGATTATCTTCTTTCAAACCATCGAAAGAAGGAGCCGGTTTTATACGGCTTGGAGAATGAGGATACTTCCTCGTGTCTGTTTACCTCCTTTGATTATGTGAAGGGGGGAAATTTACTACGATGGAAGTCAGATTGGCAAACTTGGGTGTTCCGCGGTTGGGTATTTGTACCCGAAGTGGAACGTGTCCCTAGTATGCTTGCCTACGCAGCTGCCTTAAAAGGGGCGCGTAGTTCTGACGCACGGTACCAGCTGAGGGGTCGGGGTAAATTCCGATTCCGTTTCCTTACACCTGGGATTACCCAGGGG